CAAAATAGTATCTATTACGAGACCAGTTGCTGGTCTTGTGGCACAGAAATCTCAGTCAAGAAAACAGACCGTGCACCCAGAGCCTATTGCTCTGCGTGTGCATGGGCAAAACTAGCCGCACTACCAACGGATAATTAGGAGTTGATATGAACTTCCATTACTCAGAAGAAATGTTATCTGAAATGCAAGGCGCAGTTATGAATGCATATGAAAACACAGATGACAGACGTGATTGCCTAGCATTATTAGCAGTCAATGAATTACTACATGACCTAAAAGAATATATAGACAAACCAAGATGGGCAGTAAACCTATGAGTTTCAAAGTAACTACAACAGATGAAGAAGTATTAGGTTGGGTTCGTAAGATTACTATCAAAGATGAAGACGGCAACGAGTTTAGATGTCGTCTATCATGGCAAGAAGGTAATGGCTACGAACTAGACTGGTATGAAAGTGAACCAGATTGGGCATCCGAATGGAATGAAGATGACCATGATGGTTTATTCCTAGAGTGGTGGCTAGATGAAGAGAGTTGTTAATGAGTAAAGGAATACATACTAGATGTGGTGAAGTAATATCATATCAAGAAGTAACAAAAGGTTATGAAGCACAATGTCCTGCATGTGATGAAGACTTGTATTCATTTGAGATAGTGGAGATAAGATGAGCCTAATGGGATACACAGATACAGATGTAGTTAATATGCTTGCATCTATTCGCATTGGAATAAAGTATATTCCAGATAATACATCTAACAAAGACGTGATTGAAGGACTACAAAAGACATATGACTTCCTAGATGGATTAGTAATGGAAGGCAGAATCTAATGGACAAAAAAGAACAAGCCAGAATCAAAGCGCAAGCAGTTACCTATGCTCGTCTATTCCTAGCCAAAAAATATAATCAAGAATATAAAGATTTATACAAAGCCTATTGCCTTAATCGTGGCGTTGAACTAAACTCAGCAGGCAGACCATCATCTGCATCTGATATAGACGAGAGAGAAATCCTAGCCGCAAGGGAGAACAACTAGTGAAAGCAACTATGGATGGTAAGTGGGCACAGTTAGAACTAATGCTCCGAGATGGTATGGACCTGCTCTATATCATGCATCATGCACTGCCACGCATATCAATGCGTGACTTACAGATACTACATCAGTGCTATCTGCGTGACCAAGATAAAAACAAAAACGGAATGATGGAAGTGAGTTTCAGAATACAATGAGTGCCTATTCAGATAACCAAGAGATGGAAGATTTGATTGTAGATATTTCTATATCAATAGAAGAAGCAGACAAAGCCAGCCGTACCATGCGTACTTGTGCAGTTGGACTACAAAAGAATCTATCTAAAACTAAACGACTGCTTCTAGATATGGAAGATAAAGAGTTGGCTGCCAAGTATGCCAAACAAATCAGCGACATAATGCTTGCATCTTTAATCAATCAAAATCAAATAGAATTAAACTATCTAAAGGCACAACTAGATGAGTAATCCAGACTGGAACTTTGAACCAGTAGATAACGAGTGCGATATCTGCGGTCAAGAAGAATGCGAATGCACTGATAGACATGAACGTGATACACTAGACGAATGATATCTACTCAGATAACTCATGCTTCTACCCCAACTGAAACTAATTTTAATTTCAGTATGGCTACAAAGATTGGAAGGTTAGATGAAGAAAGTATTAATCGTTGCTACCAGTTGGTATCTAGCATTATGGTCGCTCTTTGCACCGAGCAAGCCAGCACCATTCGTGTTAACAATCAGGGAAGTCTGCGAGACAGACGACTACATCTGGACCAAAGCGCGATTGAAAGAGTATGCCAAGATGATTATGCGGAACGAGTACCCACATTGGAACTCATCTGAATATAAAGCATTGGCAAAATTATGGGGCAAAGAATCTGCCTGGAATCCAGCAGCAGATAACCCTACATCAACAGCATTCGGTGTAGCACAGATACTAAACACACACCCTGATACGCCAGCCCCGCGTCAGGTTGAGCGGGGCTTGGCTTACATCCAGCATCGCTACGAGAAACCATCAATTGCTTGGGCTCATTGGCGAAGCGAAGGATGGTATTAGAATTGTTGGAGAGATTGCAGGTCTAACCAGCGTAATCCAACATAGTTCTGCCTTGCAACTCGCCTAGGCAGCACAAGTCCTGAGCATGACTTTAAACTGCTCGTTTAAAAACCCTACAAACAAAAGGAAATATATAAAATGATAACAGCAGCAGACGTAAAGTTGTTACGCAACAAAGTCTCAGATGAAATCGAAACAGCAGAATCAACACTAGAAATCTCTGATGATAACCATGCAATTGCACGTGAAGTAATTGCAGAAATTCCTACAGTTCTTGAAGGCGTAGTCAATGGTGTTATGCCTAGTGCAGAACATATTGCTCGCGTTGCAATTACAGCATGCAAAGATGTTCAGTTCCGTGACTTCTTGCTTGGTGCATTTACTGAGTATGAATCAAATGCAGTTGGTGCTTGGCTAGAAATTGTAAGTGGTGCAGTCAAGAAAGACTATGCATATCCAATTGCAACAGTGCTATCAACCTATTACTACCGTGATGATAAGCAAGAAGAAGCAGCAGAGATGGTTAGAGAAGTACTTGACCATAATCCTGACTATTCACTTGCTCAGTTACTTAGCCGTATTTATCCAGTATTCTCAGCAGAAGAGATGCAGACTATGGCTGGCGAACTACATCCAAAAATTAAAGCAATTATCTTTGAAGATACCAATGAGTAACCTATATAAGATAACTCAAACTATATACTACTATGTTGAAGCAGAAGATACAGATGATGCTTTCGACAAGTTTGATTCTATGGACAAAGCAGATGCAAGCAAAGTCTATAATGAAATAGATTTAGTGGAACTTAATTATATAAATACAAAAGGAGAATAATGAGCAAGCCACTAGCAGCCTGGGTTAAAGCAGGCACAGCAGTAGAAGCAACATCAGCCAGTGATGCAGCCAGACAAGCAGGACTTGACTGGACAGTATCTATGCATGATATGCATGCAGATTATCCAATCATGACAGAAGCAGGATTGGCTACAAAAATTCTGCCGATTGATATCCGTAAAGCGATAGTTAAAACTACTCCGCTTGGAGAATCATCAGTCGTAGGTGTAGTTGGAAACAAGTATAAGATATTCCAGAATGATGAAATCTTTTCATCCCTGGATGCAATTGTAGATTCAGGCGAAGCACGCTATGCAGCAGCAGGAGAGTATGATGGCGGTGCAAAGGTATGGATGTTAATGTCCCTGCCTAAAGAAGTTAATGTAGCAGGCGACCCGCATGCTGCATTCCTACTAGCCAGAACTACCCATGATGGTTCAGGTTCAGTCACAATCAGACCAGTCATTGAACGATTGTTCTGCATGAATCAGATTAACGGATTACTCAGACGTAAAAGCAAGATGCAATACAGATTGCCGCATACAATTAATAGTCAGTTATCTGCAGGTGATATCCGAAACATCCTACAAATTTCATATGATTCTATTGAACAATATGAAACCATTGCCAACTACCTACAAGGCAAAGTAGTAAGCAGACAAGCAGCAGTGGAATATTTCAAACGTGTTTGGGCGTTACCTTCAAAAATTGAAAATACTTCATACGATTTGTTGAGTAAAGGTGAGAAGACAGCCAAGACCCGTGCCCTAAAGGCACGGCAGACAGCCCTTAATATCTACGAACAGTCTGAAACTCAGGCTAACATTCATGGCACAGCCTTCGGCTTGTGGCATGCAGTCGTAGAATATACAGACCATAACTCCAGCAAGACAGCAGCAGTTGCTACTCTTGCTCAACGCAATGATGACATCAAGTATCGTGGCTTAGAATTACTAGGCGTAACAGCATGATAAACACAGTTGAAGTTGCAAGTCATTGTGTATGCATGGATTATGATGGCAATCCAGCAGATGATTGTTGGGGTTGCTATGATGATTCAAAAGAAAATCTACATCATCTAATAATCAATTGGCTTGGAGAGAATGATGCGCCATCAGGCGCAACAGTTCTAGTCCAGGGCAAAGGTATGAATTGGACTGGCGATACTGGCTATGCCAAGTGTAATCCTAATACAATTCTAGATACTATTAGATTAGAACGAACCGATTATCGTATCGAGTTCTATCAAGACAGAGACAACTTAACAGCAAGGCGTTGGTCCCATGATGAACCAATGGGTTCAGCACAGTTTACTTTCACTATTCAAAAAGGAGAATAAGGTGGACACAAACTACCCAGTAGTAATAACAGTAGATGGAAATACATATAACTTTACACAGGATTCTTTAACAGACTATATCAAGCATGCAGAAGCACGTAAAGATGCAGTTGCTTCATTGCAATCAGAACTATCAAGTGCATTCCGTACTATTAGTAATGCTCGTCAGACAGTATATTCTTTCTTCAATGACCGTCATTCATCAGGCGATGAAGAGTTAACTGCAGATGTATCTGATATCAATGAAATGCTTGATGAAATTGGTGCAGATAAACTACGTAATCTATACAGTGCAACAGTAATTATTACTGTAGAAGTATCTAATATTGAAGCAACTGATGAAGATGATGTTAGAGAAGCAATTGAAGATGAACTACAAGTAGACATTGGAATGTTTGATACACGCATTCAACAGATTGATATTGATGATGTGCGTGAAGAATAATCTTGCCTAGGTTTTTAATCCTTTTTACCTAGGCTTCTACGCAAGCAGCACCGTTGTGGCGGCGGTGCTTCCTCTTGGGATGGGTGGTCCCGCCATCTGCGAACACGGGACATTTCAAAAGGTGTGGTATACTTTTACTACCTTCAAACAACGGGATGGTAATGGCGGCAACAGAAATAAAAAGAGATAGATATGGCAGACCTTTAATCATGCCAGTCAATGGTACAAAAGAAGTGGCATATACCCGTGCTACTACTATTGCCAATAGTTTAGATGACGCATCTGCATTAACTGCCTGGAAAATGCGTATGGCTGCAATAGGGTTAACAACGAGACCAGATATTTTATTATCAATTGCAGCAGCAGGCGAAGACAAGATGGCTATCAATGCATATATTGAAGAAGCAATGGAAGTTGCAGGTGCAAGCAAAGCAGCCAACATTGGAACAGCAATACATGCATACACAGAACGATTAGATTTAGGTCAGGACTTAGGACCAGTACCAGACCAATGGCTGCAAGATATCAAAGCATATGAAGCAGCAACTAGTGTTCTCAACAATGTTCAGATAGAACAGTTTGCAGTTCTTGACAAGTATAAAATTGCAGGAACTCCAGATAGAATTGTTGAGTATAAAGGCGAGCAATACATTGCAGATATTAAGACAGGTCGAATAGACCATCCAAATAATATTGCAATGCAGTTGGCTATTTACTCTCGCGCCTTGCCGTATTATCCTGCTACGGCAAGTCGCGGTTCTTGGGGAGAAATCAACCAAGATAAAGCCATCATTATTCACTTGCCAGCAGGAACAGGAAGTTGCAAGTTAGTATGGATTGACATCCAAGAAGGATGGAAAGGCGTACAGCATGCAATGAAAGTAAGAAAGTGGCGAGACCAAAAAGGTCTCACTACTCCATTCGAATAGGAGAAACATGTCTCATTCAGAGGCTCCAATTAGTATCACAGTAAAAACAGCAGCAGGTTCATTAGTTACAGTTCGTGCAACTCACGGAGAAGAACTAGACCAAGTAATTGCAAACGGACTAGATGCAATTATCTCAGCAACACAAGAACTAGAAGCAGGTATTCGTGGCTCATCAGCAGCAACAGTAACTGCAAATCTAGCAGCGCAGTTAGGTGCACAAGTTATTCATACTGAAGATTCAGATGTAGCACCAGTTGCAGCACAGCAATTTCATGCAGCAGCAGCATCGCTAGGTGGTGGACGCAATTGTCCACACGGACGTATGACACCAATCCAAGGTATGGGTAAGGACGGAAAGCCATACAAGGGTTACTTCTGCCCAGCACCAAAGGGTGCATTCGATAAGTGTAAGAATCAGTATATTAAGTTTACTGATATGGAATGGAATACATTCGTACCAGAACAGATTAAGTAATGACAGAGCAGACAGGTTGGGACGAATGCAAAGAACCAAACTGCAACAGATGTCATTGTGAGGAATGTAATTGAAAACTCTTAGACGTTCAGTCAAGAAAGCAGAAGTGGGTGGCGAACCATTGCCACCCGCTTTTGCGGCTTTCGAACGGGCAGGAATTATTCTGCGCCGTGCAGAAGTTACATTAGTTGCAGGCACTCCAGGTGCAGGCAAGTCATCAGTAGCATTAGCACTCGCTGCAAAAGCACAATATCCAACACTCTACTTCAGCGCAGATACTAATGCTCATACTATGGCAATGCGTCTTATCGCAATGACAGGCAGGATGACACAGGCAGCAGCCGAACAGTTGCTCAAACGTGAGCCAGAAAAAGCACACGAAATATTACAGATGAACAATCACTTGTTCTGGTCATTTGAATCTAGTCCTACACTTAAAGACTTAGATGAAGAAGTATCTGCATTCGAAACAGTTTGGGGCAAGTCCCCTACACTTATTGTTGTAGATAACTTAATGGATATAGCAATGGATGGACACGAAGAATTCCAGGGTATGCGTGCTGCAATGAAAGAGTTAAAGTATCTTGCAAGAGATACCAATGCAGCAGTGCTTGTATTGCACCATACTAAAGAAGGCTTTGAAGGTTTTCCTTGCCAACCACGTAATGCTATTCAAGGTTTAGTCAATCAGATTCCTGCCATGATTCTTACCATTGGTCAGATGAAACAGGGAGATGACACATATCTTTGTGTAGCCCCAGTTAAGAATAGATATGGCAGGGCAGACCAGACAGGTAGTAACTATGTCAGTCTTGCTTTCAATCCAGATTCAATGTATCTTGATGATGCACCGATTAGGTATACACAACAGGAAGTCTTATGACACACGAAGAATTGCTAAACAGAATTGCACAAGCAGGACTAGAGCCTTACGGAAATGTAATGCCAACTCACTTGGTATTAGCCCTTCGTGCAGTAGTGGAATTGCATAAGCCACATACTGTTTGGATTAATTTTGAAGGAACTCCTATTCAAGATTGCGACCATTGTGGGCAACTAAATTCTGCCGAAGATGTTCCATATCCTTGTCCAACTATTCAGGCTATTAAAAAGGAACTAATGTGAGTAGTGCAGCCAAACGCAAAGGTACACAAGGCGGAGAAATACCAGTAGTTAACTGGCTAAAAGCAAATGGATTTCCATATGCAGAACGCAGATTAGCAGGCTCTCACCTTGACAGAGGTGATGTAGCAGGTGTCAATGGAGTAACCATTGAAGTAAAGAATCACGTTAGGTTAGACCTTAGTGCTTGGCTAAAAGAACTAGAAGTAGAAATGTTTAACGATAAAGGTTGGACAGGTGTAGTTCTACATAAGAAAAAAGGAACAAAGAATGTTGATGAATGGTATTGCACTATGCCAGCCAAAGTATGGTTGGCTTTGATAAAGGATGCAATGCGTGGACGCGAAACATAACATTGCAGATTATTTAGAATACGTTGGCGCAGCCGTGCCAGCACGGGGCTACGGCTGGCGCAAGATTAAATGTCCGTTTCATGCGGATAGCCATGCATCAGCAGGTGTGAACTTTGATGAGAACAGATTCAAATGTCACGCTTGTGGTGTAGGCGGAGATGTATATGATTTAATTATGTATAAGGAAGGAGGCAATTATCGTGAGGCTGTCAAATTCGCAGAGGCAATATCTCCTACAGGCGACACAGGAATACGCCAAGCACATTCATCTGGCTCAGGATTATCTCGCGGCTCGCGGGCTAACAGTTCAGGAAGTCAGTCGTTTTCATTTAGGCGTAGTGAACGAGGCTCTTCCAGGTCATGAGCAGTATCAGGGCAGACTAGCCATTCCATATATCACACCATCAGGTGTGGTAGATATTAGATTTAGAGCGCTAGGAAATGTAGACCCAAAGTATATGGGTATGCCAGGTGCTAAGACTACTATGTTTAATGCACAAGTTGTATTAACTGCCAATGATTATATCTGCGTAACCGAAGGTGAGTTTGATGCAATAACAGTTAATGCCAAGACTAAACACCCAGCAGTAGGTATTCCAGGTGCTAATAATTGGAAGCCATACTACACACGAATCCTAGATGACTTTGATACAGTTATCGTATTAGCAGATGGAGATGCACCAGGACTGGAGTTTGGTAAGAAGATAAGCAGAGAACTAGGTAATGTAAATATAATCCAAATGCCAGAAGGGCATGACGTAAACAGTATCGTACTTAAAGAAGGGGTAGATTTTATAAATGACAGAATCCACAGATGCCTTAACGCCGAGTGAGAAAGACGAAGTATGGCAATTCGTTACAGACAATCCTAAGATAATTGGTTTTCCAATATCAGATACTCAGGGATTAGACCTACTCAATGCACTCAAAGATGTATATAATAAAATACTAGAAGACCCAGAGACAGCAGCAGACATGCTGACAATGATTGCAACAGTAATGATTTCAGCAGTCACTGGCAGGGGCAACGAAACAGTTGAAGAACTACTAGTCCAGGAAGCAATGCACCGCTTTGATAAAGAAGCAAAGGATATATTAAATGACTGACAAGTATAGAGATGCTGAATGGCGTAAGTTTAAAGAACAGTTCGCACCAGCGTCTGCTCCTAAAAAAGCAACTCCAATACCACCTAAATCTACATTTGAAATCAGTGTAGATAAAACATTTTTAGATGCAAAGACATTGTTGCTACGCAAGCATAAGGATTATGGTCCACTTAATATTGCCCACGCTCCAGGCGGGGCAATGAATGGACTAATGGTCAGAATGCATGACAAGATGGAACGATTAAAGCATCTAACCTATGCAGTTCCTAATCAAAAACCTAACTATGAATCTATCGAAGATACCCTAATGGACCTAGCCAACTATGCTATAATCGGACTATTGGTACAAAGAGGACAATGGGAAGGCATTGAATAACTAAATGTACGTGGATGAATACGGGTCAATGGTAGTAGCACTGGCTGCCGAGTATAACCGCAAATACCCTATGACTGAACAGCCAGATATACAACAAGTGCTATGGCTTTGGTTCGTAACTCATCCCCAAAAATATAAAGAGTGGTCAGCACTAGAGCAGAAAGACAGAGACAAACTTATAGCCAAGTCACTGCGAAATGCTGCCATCAAATATTGTGAGCGTGAGAAGTCACGCAAGGTAGGTTACGAGTTGTTAGACCTGTACTACTATGACGCATCAGTTATTGAAGCATTCCTACCATCTATCATTGCAGAATCATATGAAATTCCAGTTGCTATCAAAGACTTAAACTACAAGTTTAGCAAAGGTGAAAGCACTGATACTAATAACTGGTTGGTGCTACGTTCAGATATAGCAACAG